GGTGTACTTGTATCCGCTCACCCAATCGCCCTTGTCGGTAAAACCGACGATACCTAATTTTACTTTTTCCATATTGTTCTTTTTTAGAGTTTCAATATCAGTTCGTTATCCTCCAGGGCTATGCGCTCCTCGATGTTGGATCCTGCGTCAGTTACATACAGCTCGTTGTCGAGAATCTCGAACGTCGGGTACATCATACCGCCTCTGGCGATGACGCCTGTATCCTCATACTGCTTGGTGGTTGTGTTCCACTCCCACCAATTGCCGTTGTCGCCTTGCTTCTGTGGATGGTCGTTGAGCTCCTGGGCGAGGTCGGTCTGCGTCTTGCAGCTGGTGATGGCGGCTCTTGTATCCGTCTCTCGCTTGGTCTCAGCCTTTACTCGACCGTTCTCTGCCGTCGCCCTTGCATTTTCCGCAGTCACACGTTTTTTCTCAACTTCCACACGAGCGGACTCTGCTTTTACCCTTCCCGTTTCAGCAGACTGCCGTGTAGCCTCATTCTGCTCGATAGCCTTCTTGCTTGCTAGGGTATCAGAGGTGGCATTCTTAGCGGCTTCGGTAGCCATTTTGCTTGCTGATACGGCATCCTCCACCTTCTTGCGCTCTACCGTGAGGTCAGTCGTTGCCTTCGTCACGCTGGCAGCAGCGTCGTTGGCTTTCGCTGCTGCTGTGGTGGCTTCTTTAGTAGCTTTCTTGTATGCCGCAATTTCCGCATCAACGTCCTTTGTAAGCAGAGAGAGTGGCGCAATAACCTGTTTCTGTACTCCATTCAAGTCGTAGAGGGCTGGCATCGTCTTGATGCCTTCGAGCGACGTCGCCAATTCGCAAGAGAAGATGTTCTTGCTGTGTCGCATCAAGTACTCGTTGAATTTCGGCAGGAGGGCAGCGCATAAGGCTTCGAACTCCTCGTTTGTTGTTGTCTTCTGCTCTAACATAAAACCTCCTTATTTGTTGGTGTTAGACTTCCTTTTCCAAAACCTGCACAATCTGACCGTATGCACCTGCTACAAGCACATCGTTGATTGTCTCCTTGATGAGAGCCATATCCTCTGCCTCCAACTCAACCTCTTCTGGATGCTCCTGTAGCTGGACGCATATTCTATACGCTCTCATCTTGTCTGCAGGTTCGAGAGGTTTCTTGCTACCAGCTGCGTAAAGGTAGAGCCCGATGGTGTCGCTCATCATCTGTAGTTCACCCTTCTCGTTCTTTAACTCTTTGCCATCGTAGCCTTTCATGGCTACCTTAAAATTTCTTTTCATAATTTCTATTTTTAAGAATTAAACATTTTACCAATCTCTTGGACACTTGTACTGCGTCCAACATCCTACCTTGGTATTTTCTTTGCCAGCGATATTAACATCTCGGTGATAAACGAAGATCATGGCATCGCCTCGGGAATCTATAACCAAATCTGTCGTGTTAGAACCTCTATTATATAGGATGAAAGAGGTGCGAACTTGACCTTTCGATGTTACTGAAGTGTTGGATCTGAGATGTACGGCACCATCATAATCATTTTTTATGAAAACAACATACCCATCATCCTCTTTGCTCATCGTAGGTAGCTGATAATAACCGCTTCCGCCCAATATCACAGAATTAGTGCCTTTTGGTATGGCGACGGGTGAGCCATATGAGCTGCCTCCAGAGGATAGTCTTGCGGTTTTAATCCTGAGACCAGTTATATATCCTCCTAGCGTCATGTCGAGTGCCACGTTGGTAACCGCTCCCTTTGCTCCGCAAACTACGGAATAGTTCACGTCACCGAAGTATTTTGAGCTCTCTTCGTTTGTGAACCTTGCAACAGCTCTCGCTCCTGTTGATGCAGGAAGTACGTTGCCACCGATACCAGCAAACACTTTGTGTGTATCGTTTTGCAGGACAATGTAGGCGTCGTTGTCGAATCCCTTATTCGTCAAGCCTTCGCCTTCAATCTTCATACCTGCTATCTGTCCTGCACTCGCTTGCATGGATCCGCTTGTGTCGATTCGGAATGTTCCGTTTGCCGTTATTGCTCCTTCGAGGATGATTCGGTCTGCCTTGATCTTTGCGTTGGTGATGTAACCTCCGCTGTCTTTGGTTACATACAAACTCATGTCTGCGCTGGTCATTACTCCGTTGTCCTGCATGGCGTCTAAGAATAGTCCTGCATATGCACTTTTCGTAACAAGTCCTGCTGTGTTCTTTAGGCTGCCGTCGTTATTGAAGTAGGTGCTCACCAATTGGTTCTTATCGGCTGTGGTCATCAGATAACTTGTATTAACTAATTGTCCGCTCGCATTGAATCGACCTGCGGTTTCCGTCCAGCTATCTGCTTTCTGGATTACCGTGGTGGTGGCATTTTCGATTTTGGTTACATCTTCCCATGCATATTTGCTATTTTTGCTGCCATCGCTGTAGCATTTGTATCTGTAGATATGTCCTTTAATGAGCCAACCATTATTCTCGCCTGTGTACTTCCATATTGCACCGTTATGCTTGTACTCGCTTCCTCCTGTCCATTTGTTCCATGGATTTGCTTCCTGTTCGTAGTACTCGCCTGTTTGCAGGTTACTCATGGTGTCGTTCAGCGTTTTTACGTTTGCTTCCAGCTCATCCTTGGTTGCTGCTTTCCCGACTGCTGTACTGATGCCATCAACGGTTATTGTTAATCTCGCCAGGGCTGCACTCGTCTTGTCCGCTGTGTCTTTGACGTCAGAAACCTCCAGCTTAATGGATTCGATGCTGGTTTCAATACTTGAAATCATGCTTTCCGTGTCCGTCTGCCATTGGTTGATGATGTTGATGCGTCCTGCTTCGTGCTCAATTTTCGAGGATAAAGTCTCGTTTAAAGCATTATTCTTTTTGGTTACCTCCTGCAAAATAGCATCCTTAGTCATCCTAATCTGCGAGGTGTAGTCCGTTTCCAGCGCTTTGTCTTGCTCATCAACGTACGCTCGGATCCTCTTCTTCTCTGTGTCCAGCTCTATGCCCAGCTGCGTTGTCCTGCCATTAACCTTATCGATGTTCTCTCCTAACAGCTTGATATTGCTTGCCGTCTGCAATATCTGGGTGCTGACCGTCTTCTGTAGGTTGTCTAACGGCTTGTCTGTTACGTAAAGGAATGATACAAGAATATCGCCTGTATATCGGATGACGAAATCTCCCTTTCCGTTCCACTTGCCTTCCATCTTTATAAACTGCCATTCTCCCGAATAGGCAATATTGACGCTCTGCGCAGCCAGCTCGTTTTTCTTTCCCTCCACAGCTGTTGAGGGCGAGAATCCGATGGTCATCGTTCCTGCTGTCTTAGCATAGACCCTTGCGCTGATATAGATGGTATCCTGCACCTCGGTATATCCGTCGCCTGTTGTTCCCAATCCATCCTTGTTCTTTGTATCGGATGGCTTGGTGTATTCCTTATGGGTTCCTGGCTGTCGGATGAGGGCATTGGCTTGCTTCAATCCGCAGTTGATGATTCGCATCATATTTCTTCCCTCGGTTGCCTCGATGAGGACACGCCTGTTTCCGCTTGTCGTAACTTGACCGTTAACCATAACGGGCATTCCTCCACAAATCCAGATTGCCGATTCGTCTGTCTCGTCAATCTCCCAACCGTCTATTATTAGGCTGCCCGAATCTGCACCTGTTGCTGCCAGGAACGTACCGTTATGGATGTAGTTTTCATCGTTTGTCAGCTCGTATGTTGTCTGGGCAAAACGGGTTGCAAACTGATTTTGCAGCATCTGAAATTTAGTATCGATGCTCTCGCCTGTGCGTCGCAGTACGAGATCGCCTGTTGCATAGAGGTTCTGCAGCAATTCTCCGAATCCTGTAAGATCACCGAATGTTCGGTGATGTATTCCCTCCAGGTTGCCGAGCCTTCCCTTCAGACAGTCCTCTGGGTCGGTTTTCATACCGTATAATATATCAAGGTATGGTGCTGCCGTACCCACGGTGATAATCTGCATGATACCCTTGCGGTCTGGGTCGCTGAGGTTGTCAACTCTCACGAAGGTATCCTTTTTCTTGATGAGCTTGTCTGGTGTTGCTCCCTCGATGCTGCTTGTAAAGCTGTCGAATTTCACCCAATCCAGGCGGTTCTCGCCATCGGCTATACTTCCACATCCTGCCTCTGTGATTACCAGCTCGTAGCTCTTAATCACATAGTAGTCATTGCTGCTGTCTGGCATTCCGTTGTATTGCTGCACCATGATGCAATCGTCCTTTCGGAAGGGATTGTACAGCTTTCCACCTTGTGTGTCGAAATATACCTTTCCCGTCTCTTGCTCGTAGTGGTCAACCTCCATCATGCCGGTGAAGATACGGTTGTCGTTCTCGCCCAAGAGCTGGGATATTATCATTTCGTAAACTCGGAGCGATCCTCGCACAATGACGTTATCGAACTCTCCTGTCCACTTGTTCTCCTGCATTCCTGCTGCATTGGTGATAAGCTTGTTGTAGATGCCCCATCCCTTGCCACCGAGGAATCCCGATATAAACTCCTTGCTGAAGAGATTTCCGTCAAAGGTGGAATCTCCCTTGACGTGCAGCTGCTTGACGGTTGCAAGTCCCCACGCCAGCAATTCATCTATACACAGCTTGTACTTACCATTATCATCTCTTCTGGCAATTATGAATCCCTTTTCCTCATCGGTATTCGCATTTTCCGATGCTATTGAATGGGCGATGATGTTACCCTCTGCGTCAAAGCGGAAGTCCTTCTCAACATCGAAGACGAACTTGTCTCCAATCTTCGCCTGCTTCATAATTGTAGCCTTGCTGAAAGCCAGCAGCTCATCAATGTTCAGCTTATACTTTCCTGTCTTCGGGTCTGTCTGTATGATTGAGAATCCCTTATGCTCATCTATGTTCGCCCCATCTGAGGCGATGGTATGAGCCACGATATTGCCGTTCTTGTCAAACTTGTAAGCTCCATTTGCACCGAGATTAACGCCCTGCAAGAAGGTTATGATCCCCTCTGCTGTATCATCCACTAGCTTGGACAGAAATCTTTTGCCGACGATGGTATCGATGAGGGTTCTTATTTTGGATAGCTGAAGTTCCTGCTGATTCTGTATTTGCTCGTTTTTATAAACGATTTGGCTTACCGTCTCAGCGAGAGTATCGCTTCTGCTTCCTGTCTTGCCCTCTCCGATATTAAGCTCTCCCTGTGTGAGGTCTTCAAGGTCTAGCTCCCAGCCAATGATGCGGCTCTCCCTTGCGTGGTCTTCATTGAAGTACTCTGGTGCTACGAGCTTCACCTTGCTGCCGTATGTCAGTTCGATTCCCTTCTGTCCGAAAAGGACGGGGTTCTTGATTCCTGTGTAGGTACCGCTGTCCACCATCATCTTCTTCATGTCCTTCTCGGCTTCTGCCTTCAGCTCCATTTCCGCTGCCTCCACCAATTCGTCATCGATGAAGGTAATGTCCATGTTGTACATGTAGAGCGTGTCTCCTACGGCTGGCTTCATCGTCTCGTTCGGCAGCTCAAGGGTGTAGGTGTCGTTCCTGGTTATCTCGAAGAGCTGTTTGTCGTCGGTGTCTGCATCTGGGTTGAAGTGTACCTCGAAGTCCATTCCGTTCAGCTTACCGCTCTCGAAGTGGATGCTCAGCGGCTTGTTATCTTCCTGCGTCTCGTAGATGCTGTCGAAAACGAAAGGTGAGCCGTCCTGGAGCTTCGCCTTAAATCGGTATGCTGTCCAATAGGTCACGTTGCCTGTGTCCGTGTCGGAGGTCTTGGCTGCTATCTCCGTGACCTCCGTAACGGTAAGCAGTGCCCTTGGGTAGATGTCCTCGTATGTCTTAACGATTTCTGTGATGTCGTCTGGATCCAGGTTCTTGTCACTGTCAATGTATGGCGTGCCGATTGGCAGCTGGAGGATGGTGTCGCTGACGCCTTGTATCGCTACCTCGCTCTGTCCATCTATCGGCTTCGTGTAGAGCTTGCTGACATATGCCATGGCAAGATGGGAGAGGGTGACCTGCTGGCTGCTTCCTGCCAGCTTCTTTGTCTTGTCTGCTAATGCGTAGCAGTCCCTGCCTTCATTCACGCTGTCCGTTCCGTCGGATGTTATGCCGATGAACTCGATACCTGTCTCCGTCTTGTCTGCCAGCGTCACCCTGGTGCTTTTGGTGATTGCTTTCTTCTGAAGCTGCAAGTCCTTGAAACTGAAAATAGGGTAGCTGTCTCGCTCCACCTTCACCATCGTAGTCTTGCTGTCCTCTGTCTGTCCACCTGTTTCGTCTCCGATGATGAACTGAACGCCTGTTCCGTTCTGAAAGCCGATTGCATCTACCATGCTGCCCACCTCAATCTCGAAGACTGGGTTATTCCAGGACACCGTCTGTCCTGCTGCTGGGTTGGTGTATGAACCGCTTACGACCTTGAATGTGAACGTCTGCCCTTCGTACTTGCTGTTGCTGGTTATCTTGATGCGTCTCTTCTCGCTGAAGAAGTTCTTCGGCTTGTTGGTTGTGAATCTTACCTTTGTGCCGTATAGTCTATGGAATCCGTCTATCGTGAATGGGTTCTTCAGCTTGCGCCTGTAGTTCTGGTTGAGGTTGCGGCTTGATCCGAATGCGTAGAGGCGAGTGCCATGCTCCTCGCTGTCCTCGCTTCTGCTCAGTCCGTTCAACTCCTTGCCCTGCTCCAGCGTTATTGTCTGCTCTCCCTGCTCGCATCTGCCGAAATGGATTGTATTCTCGGTTATCCACCATTCTGTGTCGAACGCTTCGGCTATCTTGTCGAGTGCCGATAGCAGGGTGGTGCTGTCGTATGCTATCAGCTTAGCCTCGTTCCTCTTCTCTACGTCATCGTGGATATAAACGAGGTATTCCTTCCCTGCGTAGGTGTAGCCGATGTTGGCTAGGTTGTCCGTCAGAATGCCTGCGTGCGCCTGTAGGGTGTCCGTAAGGCTCCATTTTGCTTCCATTCCGTTCACGCTTCCTCTTCTGAAGAAGATGATGCGGTTCTTGAACTTATACCATGGGCGGTCTAGACGCAGCTCGTATTCGTAGCCGATGTCCTTGCTTGCCTTGGTTGGTGTAGGCAAGTCCACGACCTCAAATCGTCCGAGGCTTTCTATGTTGGTGTAGAATCCCTTCTTCAATGCCAGGACGGATTCGCTGGAGAAGTTCACGGTGATGTACTCCTCCTCCTGTTTCTTCCATGTGTAGGTGCTTCCGCTGCCTACAGGGATGGTGTATGCCTTGACTTGCGCCCTGTTATAAAGTTGTACCTTCATAATCGTCTGAATCCTTGGTTCCTCTGTTTGCTGGGTTCGGTTCGTTCAGCGTGAGACTGAATGTCGCCATTCCCTTGAAATATGATTTGAATTGCTTGCAGCTCTTGTAATCGCACCTGTACACCACGTCCTTCTCGTACTTGGTTCTGATGTTGATGCGTCGCTTCTTCAATTCCTTCTTGAATGCGATGAGCTTCTTGAACATGTCGTCCCTGCTGGTTGCGTAAAGCTGGACGAATAGGGTGATGTCCCGTTCGTCCACCTTTGGCTTCGCCTCCTTGCGTATCTGCTTTCCGTCCTCTGTGGAGGATTTGTTGCAGACCGCATCCTTCAGCGGCTCTGGCTCTACCAGGGAGCAAAGGGAGGAGTCGCTTAAGCAAACGCCCCACATGCCGAATGCGTCCATGTCGTTGATGAAAAGTTCGCCTTTTCTGTTCATGCCTCTGTCTCCTTATAACTTTTCTGTGTTCTTTCTTATCTTCTCCAGCTTCTGGTTCATCGATGGCAGCTCGCTGGTGTGTCGCTCTATCTTCTCCAGGTACCCGACGGCTTGGATCTGCATCTCCATCATGTCGTCCATGTTGCTGCGGATAATGGCTGCGCTGTTGGCTATAATGGCGTTGTTCTCCGCTTGCTGCTGGACGGCATCTGCAACAATGGACAGGCTGTTCTGTATGCTGGTAAGTCTGCCGTTCGTCTCGTCCTGCTGGTCTTGCGTCGCACCGCTGAGAGTTGCGCTGGTGCTGCTCTGCGTGTAGTCTTCCTTTGGGTCGATTCCTGCTGCAGCGTAGGCATTGTCTCTTGCCTGCTCTCCCTTACGGTATGCTTCCTCGTATTTCTTTTGGAGGTCAGTTTTTTCGCTTTGGTCGAGCTTTCCGTCTGCCATTGCGCTTGCAAACTGCGTGTACCAATCCTGCATATCTTTGGCGAGTGTGGTCTTTGTGATGTATGTAAGAATTGCTTCTTCCATGTACTCTTTGACCTTCTTTGTTGCATCCTTCACGCCCTTGGTGGTGTCACTCAGCAGCTCTTTCAATCCGTCCCTGGCGTTGTCGAAGGATAGGTTCGTCACAGCCTCGTTGTAGTCGTTCTGCAAGTCGATGAGCTTCTTGTAATACTCGATGTACTCATCCATGTTGCTGGCGTTGCTCTTGTAGCCGCCGTTGCTGGCATTCTTAATCTTAGACCAGAGGTCTGTCGCTTCGTCTGCCACCTTCGCCATCTGCTCGCTGGTAAGGTTCCAGAAGTCCGAGGCTGAACGGACGCTCTCTCCTGTGATTTGGCTGATTCGCTGCCAATCAGCGGAGCTCATGGATTCGTTTATGTGCTTGTTGGACGACCCCTTGCCTCCTATGCCGATGAATCCGTTCTTGTATGCGCCACCTGTATCTCGCAGGATTTTCTGCTTGTTGGCGGTGGCATCTTCGAGGTTCTTCTTCGCTCGCTGGTAGGTGTCTGTTGCTTCCTGTCCTGCTTTGTCTTTCATGACCTCAGTCAGCCTTGTTACGGCTGATTCCAGGTCTTGGTTGGATTGGGTCAGGTCGCTGATGGTGTCCTCGATGCTGGTGTCGGTACCGAATAGCTTGCTTCCTGTAAGGCTTCTGAAAACTCCACCGACCGTTCCGAATGCGGACGAGACTACGTTGCCTGCGAAATTGAAGAGTCCCTGTTTCTGAATTGCATCAAGCAAAGACAGAATGGCACCGATGATGCCTCCTATCTTCGAGCCTGCTTCTCCGAATACGTTGGCGACGTTGCTTGCGACGTTGCCAAGTTCTGAAAGGCTCATCTCGCTGGTGCTGCCCAGCTGGGTTATTGCCTGCGATAGCTGGATGAGGTTGTTCGTCGTGGTGTCGAAGCTCTTGTCTCGGTTCATCTTGCTGGTGTCCTTGTCTTTCTTGGCATCGTCTGCCTTCTTCTGTGCAGCCTCGACCTTCTTTTTTGCAGCCTCCTTCGCCTCTTCTGGTGCGTCGCTGTCCTCGATGTCATCAAACTCCGATAGGGCGGTGTTCAGCTCTTGCAGGGCGGTTGTGTATCGCTCGCTGGCTATCTCGTATGCTTTGCAGTTCTCTACCAGGTTACCGAATATTCCGCTTCCCTTGATGATGGCATCGTTGAGCTGGTCTATTGCCGTGGAGACCACCTTCTTGTTTTCTGGTGTCGCCTGCTGGTATTCCTTGCTGTTCTTGTATGAGGTGAGCTTGTCTCTCGTTGCCTTCAGCTGTTCGGTGGTCTGTCGGTCGAGGTTGTTGAATACTGCATCCCAATCAATGGATTTTTTCAGCTCCTCGAGGTAAACGCTTTGTATGTTCTCCTCCAGGGCTTGCGCTGCCTGTTGTCTCTTATGCTCGTAGTTCTTGGCGATGTCTTTCTGTCCCAGCTTCTCTGCTTCGTCTCTCAGCTTTGTGAGCTGGGCGATGTCGTCCGTGATAGCCTTGCGTGTCTTCTCAGCCTTCTCGTTCTCGTCATCGTATTTATCGAGCAATGCCTTGATGAGCTCGCTCCTCTGCTGGGTTGTTGTAGCGTCCAGAGATTGTTTTTTGGCGGTGATGCCAGCCTTTTCCTCATCGGTTAGCTTGATAGCCTTCTGCTGTCCTGTTGCGTAGAAGCCTTGCTTCTCATGCTTTGGATCTGCATCCCATAGGTTTTTCGCATGGTCTATCTTTGCCTGGAGGAGCGATTGTTCCTCCTTGTCGATGGCTTCTTTCTCTTTCTTGTAGTTGAGGTCGAGCTGGGCGAGCTTCTTCGCCTCTCCCTCCTGCATGGCATCTACGATGGCTTGCGCCTGGAGCAGCTGGTTGGCTTTCTGCTGCTGTTCCTGCTGCTGGTTGTATCTGTAGGTTTCCTCTGCCGTCTTCTCGTTAGCCTTGGCTTGCTCCTTGGCTGCTTTCTCGGCTTCTGTCTGCTGCTTATGCGCTGCCGTGGCTCTCGATTGGTGCGTGGAGACTGTTCTGCTGGCGATGTGGTCTTGCGCTTCCTTAACGAGCGAGACCTGCTGGTTCCACTCCTTGCTTCCCTTCTGGCTGTCTGCCATCTGGTTGAGCTTGGCTTGCGCCTCCTTCTGCTGCTTTTCCCAATCGGATTTATTGTATGTGGTCTTCGACCTGGTTCTTGCTGCTGCGATTCCCTGTGCCTTGGTAAGCATGGACAGGATGTCGCTCTGGCTGTATGCGTAGTTGCCGAGACCCTTCAAGTTGAAGCGGACGGTCTTGCCTGTCCTCTTGCCTTTGGTGAGCGTGTTAATGACCTGCTGCAGCTGGTGCTTCGTCATGTCCTTGAATGTCTCAGCGAATTTGTCCGCATTCTGGGTTGTCAGTTCCCTGGCGACGTTCTTGTTGGCTCCGACCGCAGAATCTTGTGCATATTTAATTCGTTCCTCGATGGTGCCTTTGTGTGGGCTATACCATTTGATTCCTCGTCTGTTTTCGTACCATTTATTCGCCCAGTCAACCTCGGCTTGCTGCGAGCCTGTTAAGAACTGCCTGTATTGGCTGGCTCCCATTCCTGCACTGATAGCCTTGTTTCTTGCCTGCTGTTGCAGCTTGAAGGCTCGTGTGGCTCTGTCTGAGTCGTTCTTTTCCGTACGGAGGCTCCGTACTCTGTTAAGTCCATCCTGTGCCGCAATCTCTCTCTTTAGTTTTAATATGTCACGGAGGTGTCCTTCTTCGTCTATGTATTTTTTAATGATGGCTGGATATCGCTGAATAAGCAGATTCATTGCCTTCCTGCGTCCGTGGGTTGCGTCCTCGTCCTGCTGCGCTCTCTCGATGGCTCGGTCGGTCTCTTCGCTGTATTCCTGCTGCTTTTGTCTTGCGGTCTCCATGGTTGCATTGAGGTCTGCTTGCGCCTTCTCCTCTGCCGTGGTGCTGTCGTGGCAGGCTACCAATACACCGACCAATACACCGAGGGCGGTGGCTGCTGCTACGTATGGGTTGGCGAGCATCGTTGCGTTGAGGGCGGCTTGTACCTTCTCTACGACGGCAATTCGCACCTTGGCGATGGTCAGCGTCTCGATGTGGAGCTTCTCGGCTGCAATGGCTGTAACCACCGCTGCCTTGTAGATTCCGTATGTGGTAATCAAGCCCATGATAATCTGTCCTACCTGCTGGTAGTTGGCGATTATCTTCTGTGCCATGTCGATGCTGCCTACGATGACTCCTTCCTGGGCTTCGCCTATGTCGTTGAGCATGTACTGCCAGGCTCCTTCAAGGTTGGATATCGCTCCCTTCAAGGTCTTGCTCTGTGCTTCAAGCATGCCGTTGAACTGACCTCCCTCGCTGGCTGCTGCGTGGAACGCATCTTGCACCATCTTGGTGGAGATTGCGCCTTTCTCCATTTCCTCCTTCAGCTGTCCGATGCTCTTGCCTGTCTGCTCGCTAATCACCTGCAATGGGTTGAAGCCTGCATTAATCATCTGCAATAAGTCCTGTCCCATGAGCTTGCCTGTTGCGCTCATCTGGGAGAAGGCAAGGGTGAGGCTCTTGAACTTCTCGCTGTCGCCCATGGAAATGTCGCCAATGGCTTTCAAGTGCTGCATAACGTCCTGGGCAGGAATATTGAAGGCGAGCATGGTCTGCGCTCCTGATGCGAGGTCTTGCATAATCATTGGGGTGTGGAGTTCGTGTTCCTTTATCTGCTCGAAAAGCTCGCCACCGATCTGCTCTCCTGCGAGGGTCTTGAAGGAGGTCTGCAGGCTTTCCATCTCGCTTCGTATGCTGATGACCTTGCTCTCGAATTGGGTTAGCTGCTGGATTGAAAAGTACGCACCGATTCCTGCAGCAATCTTTTTGAGGCTTGCGTCCATCTTCTCGGTCTCGCTCTTGGTAGCGTTGCCGAGGTCGTGGATTTTATCTTCCGCTGCCTTCGTCTCTTGCTGCAGGGCTTCTGTGCTGACCCCATTGAATGCTGAGTCTATCTTCTGTCCAGCTTGTGTGGCTCGCCTTCCGATGTTGTCGAATTGCTGCACCACCTTCTCAGCGTCCGATTGGAGCTGTGAATCGTCTATGCCTATCGAGAATCCTTCTCTTCCGTTGTCGAAATCTGCCATTTTAATACTCCTTTACGAAGACTTCCTCTTCGTCTTCGTCATCTGTGAAATTTTCGGGATTGTTTGCGTCGAGTTTCGCATCCCATTTTGGTGGTTGCTCATCATCAAACTGCGGTGTCGCTGCTGAATAAAGCGAAAGGTTGGCGTAGCTGTAATCGTATAGGATTTCCTCTGGTGTGGCTCCTATGTTCTTCGCCCAGCCGATGATTATTGACCAGGGGCTGTCTGTTCCACTTCCTTGGTTCTCGCCAGCGTGTTTATTTCGGATAGGGAAGTGGTAAGCCCGAAAAAATCGCCCAGCTGCATCTCCATGAGTCGCTTGGTGATGGTCTCGTTCAGCGTTGCTGGCGTGATGTCCTCCATGATGCGCATGGCTACAAAGTCCAGCTCGCTCATGGTCTCCTGGTGCTTGGTGAATCGGAAACGTCGCCAGCTCCATTTCTTCGTCTCTGAAATCACGACCTGGTGGTTTTCTCTTATGCGCTTTGCTCCGAGCACCAATATGGCGGCAATGCGTCCGATGGCTTTGCAGTCCCTGGCGGTTCGGAGGGTCTCGATGAAGATGCTCTTCGTCTCTTTGTTAATTAACGGCATCTTCGAGGTTTCCTCGCTCACCAGCATTATGGTCGCTGGTGTCGGTGCTGGTATCTCGTAGGTGCGTCCGTCTATCTCCAGGGAGGTTGTCTTGCGCTGGAGGATGGTATCGACCACCTGCTGTTCTAATGTTTTCTGTTCTTCCATGCGATTAAAAAGTGAAAGAGCAGGAGGGTGGCTCTGTCGCTTCCTCCTGCTCTTGGATGAAATTATGGGTTATTTCAAAGCCTCTTTGGTTGTGAAACGGGAGTACCAATAGTTGTTGTCAACAGCTGGGGTTCCACCCGATTCTGGTGTTTCTGGTACGCCTGTTGTCTTGAAGATTGAAGCGGTGATTTTGATGGCGTTACCATTCTGCTCGTCCATCGCTGGTGCTACCTTGATGCGGCAGAGCGGAGCCTTGATGCCTCTCGCTCCCTTGTTGTGTGGGGTAATCTTAATCGATTTGTCGCCTGGCACAATGTGGGTCTTGACCTTCTGTTCGCCATCAGCGTCCTTGGCTGCAATGCCCAGCTTCTCGTAAAGCTCCGCAGTTGGCTCGATGACGGTAGTCTCCACCTCGAGTGTTCCTTCGAGGTCTTCCTGCGCCACGACTTCGCCTCCTGTTGCCTTCATCTGCAGCTGGTCGCCATCGTTGGACGTGAGGGTCGTTGTCTGGTCTTTGATGGTGCCGACGTTGAAGAGTGTAGTTGCGAATGCATCGTTCTCTCCTGTGTCGCCAATCTCGACCTTGCACTTGCCCCATGCCATGATGATTTTCTTTGAATCTGCCATGTGCTTGTTCTCCTTGTTTATGAAAATGTTGCTAATCTAAAATGAATCCCGATATTAACGAAGTGCTCGTTCCGTTCTGGTACCGCAATGGTAGCCGTTGCCTGGAACTTGTCGAAGATGTAGGCGGTGCAGGAATCATTAAGGGTCTGCAGCACCTGTTCGTCGATTGCCTCCAGATCCATCAGTCTTGCTTTGTCTGGTACCAGGCTAGCTCCTCCGTTATTGATGTCGGGGACGTATATGTTGAGTCTAGCCCTGCCTTCCTGGATCTGTCCTGCTGTGGCATTTGAACATGTAAGGACTGCGTCTTCGGTATTGGCTTCGATAGGTCGCAGCTCGCTGGGGTAGAATGTTCCTCTTATCGTACTTCCCATCAGCTCTTCAAGGGCTGCGTACATGTCCATTTCTATTGTTGTCGTTCCTTTGCTTGCCATTGTCACTTCGTTTTGAATAATCGGTTAAGCATTGCCTTGATTTTGCGTTCTGCCATCTGCTCGCTCGTATCGAGAACGTCGAGGCTCATGGCTTCGACGTATTGGGCGTATGGCATTCCTGCTACCATCAGAAAAACAATGCCTTGTGTTGTCTGCTTTGCCGCAAGTTCATGAAGAAAAGCTACGCCTTGTTTCTTTCCCTCTGTTCCGTCGCCCTTGCCTCCATTCACGGCTTTCCATTCTCCCTCGTGTACTATTTCGCCATCCACGAGGACGCAGTAGCCGATAGAGCTGCAAAGGTTGCCTGTCTGGTTCAAGTACTTGTGTCCGCTCCTTGCTTGGGTCAGGCATTCCTCCCCAATGTAGAAAAGCTGGGCGATGATGGCTTGCTTCCTGTTCTCTATCATGGCGTTCATCCTTGCTCGGATGTCTGCTTGCGTGAAGTTGGGTTTTATTGGCATGGTGAAATCTTTTAGACGGTGATCTGCAATGCTTCTACTGCTTCGAGGTAGGTGATGTCCTGCACTTCAAACTCTCCGAGATCCACGCCTCGGTTGTCGGTTAGCTTCACTCTTTTGGCGGTGAAGTCCTGCGGTTCGATTAATACCTTGGCTGCAAATTGTTTGAACTTGCCGTCCTGGTACGTGCCTTGGTGGTCGCTCTTGTTTTTTACGATATTGCAAGGGATGCCCTTGTCACTCAGCTTGGTTTCCACCTTTTGGGGGATGCCGTGAAGCATTCCCCCTCCAGTGGTATCGTAAGTAAAAAGAAAGCCGTTCTGTATAATCATCAGAAATCCTCCCCGATGTAGCCGCATGGGATATCTGTTCCTGCTTCGTCCTCTCCCAGCTCTGCTAGCAAGCTGTTCGATTTCTTGGCAAAGCGTGAGCGTTCGTCCTCGTTGAATGTGTAGCTGATTCCTCCCTGGGTGATGTTCGGAGCTTCGGCAAGAAAGGCGTATGTGAGGGCTTTCGCCTTCTTGAACTCGTTGCTTGCTCGCACCTCCCTGGTGATGTCAGCATCTGCATCCAGCCCAGCTTCATCGATGATGTTCTCAATCGTCGCTGCTGGTATCGGGTAGCTGCTCATTGCTTTAATTGCGTTGCTTGTCTTCATGCTGCTTGTTTATAAAACGTTGTTATGCGCTCGCCTCTCCGTTCGCCCAGGTCTGGTTGGCGGTGTTGAAGAAGACGAGAGACTTGCGGTTGATGAGTCCTGGCTGAACGTATGCCTCTGCCATGGTGGTCTCGGTCTGTGGGTTGACCTCGCTGTAGCGTGTCACCTTATAGAAACCGCCATAAACCTGCAGGGCAGCGGTGTTCTGTACCATTGGGACGTTCTTGTAATAAGTCCAGCCGAGCTGGATGGTTGGCGAAAGTGTAACCACATTCACGTTCCATGGCTTGATGGTCTCCTTGCTGCCGTCCTTGTGCTCGAGGCTTACGTAGGTATCGAGGACGATAATCTGCGGATAGCCTCGGGTTGGGCTTGCGTTGTAGGCGTTGATTTTCTCCAGCGTGATCATGTCCGCTGTAATCATGGACAGGTCGTTAACCTGTGGGTACAAACGCTTGGCGGTCTTCTTCTGCGCTACCAGCTGCTGGAACTTCGCTTTCTCCATGAATGCGTAGCGTGGCTTGGTGAGTCCCTGCTTTGCTATCATGTCCTGGGCGTTGGCGAGGTCGAGGAGTCCGTCTGCGTTTTCCTCATCGCTCCACTCGTAGCCCTTCTTCTTTACGACGGCTCCTGCCTTGACCTCCGAAATCTTCACACCGATGAAGTTGCCCTTCGGTACGTTGAAGTCGATGATGTCCTGCGATGCCATGTCGCCTTCAATCTTTTCTGGGAAGGTCTGTACACCGCTTGATGCGATGCGCATGCAGTCCAGCTCTACCTTGTAGTCCATCGCCTTGCGGACGAATGAAACGTCATCGTAAACCATGTTAACGAGTTCCTGCTTTTCCTGCTGGTTCTCGGTTGCTGAGTTTGCGAGTGTCTGTGAATCGAGGTATTCGTTAATCTCGATTTCGTCCTTGTCTCGGCTCACGGAATATTTGGAGAGCTTACCGCTCCATGTGCCGACCTTCTGGCGTGTCTTCTTTGGAGCCTTGGTGTTGAATGCGACACGATCGGCAGCTACAGGGATTCCCTCGTCACCCTCCAAGCCCTTGATATCGAACTTTCGGGTGTATTTCAATGGGAAGAGGGTAGCCCATGCAAGACCTGTACCTGGCTGGAACTTGTTTACGGTTGCCTGCATTCCAGGGATGTCAATGTCGAATAATGGTGCTTCCATTGTTTCTTTTCTCCTTTGTGTTAATTAATTAATCGAGCGTGATGCCCTTCATCAAATCCACGATTTCGGCAGCGACAGGTGCTGTCTCCTTGCGAAGGCTTGCGGCTCTAATCAGTCGAGCCTCGAAGTCACCCTCTCCAGCCTTGCCAAGGTTGCCCATGAAATTGCCGAGAATGTATTCTGGCTTGTGGATTGGTGCAGCCTCTGCTTTGCTTCCGTCCGCTGCGCTGGCTGCCTGGTAGAGGACGGTATCCTGGGCGATTGCCACGCCCATCGTCACGGTTACAACATCGTAATCGTCGCTGGTGGTGGTGTCGACCTCTGTGCAGGCGACACCCACCTTGCCGTGGGCGATTACGTCTCCCTTCTTGATACCGCTACCCTTGGCAATCTTGATAGTGGTGTCAGCTTCTTTGCACTCTGTTACGAGGCGGTATCCCTTGATTGGGACGTAGAGTCCGCTTGCGTCCTGTCCCATTGCGAGACCTGGCTTCAAATCGAACTCTGGGTTCTTGACGAGTCCACCTCCTGGCTTCTCCGATGTGATTGTCTCGAAGATGATAGGGTCGGCTGGAGCTGCGTCCTGGTGCTTGAACATTCTGTTCATGGCTTTTTCCCTTTTAAAAGTTTAACTTGGCTACTGCTGTGGTGCCTGCTGCGCTGGTTGTGCGAGTCCGATGATTACAGGCGATGCCGTCTGTGCCTCTCGGCTTGCCTCTGCATTAAGGTAAGCGGTGACCGCTGGGTCTGCCTCTTCGCCTGGCTTGCGCTTGCCACCGACAGGTGGTGTGGTCTTGGCACCCTGCGCCTTCTCCTCCTTGATGTCGCTCTCGATGAACGGCTTCTGCTGGTCGAGCCAGCCGTTGAAGTCCTCGTCGTCCTTGAAGGTGAGTCGGTCGTAGTTTCGCATGTAGCGTTCCTTCAATTTGTCGGATGCTCCTTCAAATAATGCGCTGAACTTATCCTTGCGCTGGTTGCCGAGCTCCTTGGTTTTCATGCCATTGATTTCGGCTCGCATCTGCTGGTTGTCCTGCTGGATCTGTTTGAGCATCTTCAACACCTCGCTGTCTTCCCCTCCTGCTGGTGGTGTAGGCGGCTGTGGTGGTTTTTGCTGTGGTGGCTCGATAGGATTGCCATCCTTCAGCTTGTACTTCTTCTCATAGTTGCTAATGGCTGAACTCTGAACTTCGTTAGCTCGTCTGTCGCCTTCGCTGTCTATGACGGATTGGAAGGTCACCCCATCTACGACGGTTTTCACTTCGTCCTCCGTGGTTGTCGTCTCAGCCTTTTTCTTGGCTATCCGCTCTAGAATTTTGGAATCAACCCCAGGAAATTTGGTTTTGAGTCCTGCTAAAATCTTTTCAAACATAAATTTTACGTTTTGGTTATACAAATTTGTAATGGCGCAAATTTACGGCTTTTTTCGTTAAAGTGATTACGAGGCAATCATTTTTTAACGTGAATTAACCTTAAAATCGGAAAATAACCGCTTTTTCGCTTGGGTGTTTCGGGCTTTTTTCGTAAATTTGCCGCAAAAATTGGCTTATGCAGGTTTCAAAGAAAATATTAGATTTCGTTAGCCAGAACCTTGGTTCTGCTTATTCCGTTTCTCCAATTGGGGAAAAGGACGGAGCTTCGTGTTTCTCTGCCTACATAAAAAACGAGAAGACAGGTTTCCCTGTCGCTCTCGTTCTTGATTCAAATGGTGAAATTACAAAAATTGGCGGTTTTATTGCGCTTGATGTTATTTCGTCATTTAAGAAAGATTGAAACGTATTTCATGTTCAGCAATTTGTCGCTGACCTTTATAGCTCCATCTTTCAATATTGGGTCTTTTCTCATATTTGCGCAAAGGTATTTTATGTCCTTTTCCTCGAATCCGCTTCCATCGGAGTTGTCTTCCTGTGGCTCTATGTATTTTATGCTTCCATCGCTGAATCGTTTTACGATTGTGCAATGTCCACCTCTAGGCTCCCAGCTTAGACCGACCTCGTATGTTCCTTCTTCTTTGCAAACGTCATCGAAGTATTGGAGGTATCTTTGCTGCGTCATGTGTTTCCAGCTTGGGTGCGCTTTTAGGTAGTCCTTAAAGCTGGTTATGTTTACTGCTGATCCGTCTTTCTCCGTCCATGTCTCCAGCCAATTATTGCCCTTGCTGAGATAGTTGGATAAGTCTCCAAATGCCTTCGTGTTTCCCTTTGCATAAATATTGAATCCCCATTCTCGCAATGCGTAAGCTGGTGCGCATGTCTGGCAGTTTATGCCGTATTGCTCGTGTTTTGCCGCATCGTACAGCGGATTCTTTCTGACATGAATGTTTGTTCCTCGAATCTTTATTCTTGAACTTGCATCAGCGATGTATTCATTTACATGTCGAGGATTTGCGCTCTGCCTGTCTGCTTCCTCGTAGGTCATCGGTTTCCCTTCTTGATTCCGAGGCTCTTTTCGATGTCCTTCATGTTGGCGATTTGCTCCTTGCTGAAGCTACCCCATACCTGGGTATCCCATTCGTTCTGTGCTTTCACGCCCTTCTCGAATTTAGCAAACAAAGCCTCGACCTCTTTCACGGATGCGTCCTTGCCTATGGCATTGCGCAGGGCTACCTGTCTCTTCGTCAATGCTGGGAGTGTCTGTCCCTGGCTATATGTGAGCGTCTTCATCAATTGGTCGCAGCGGTTGTCGTATGCATCGAGTCTTCTTTCTCTCCATGCGTCCTTGATATCATCTATCTGTTCGCTGGTTCTCGCTGCATGTCGCTTGGCAGCGATTTCCTTTGCCGTTGGCTTCTTGATGATTACAGGGCTTGTTTTCTTTGCACCTATCTTGTATTGCCCAAGGTTAAAGCCTCGTGGCAGAACGATTTCATCCTCTGCGCCTCCAATGATTAGGCAGTTCGTACCCTTTGGTATGCGGTATGCGTACAGGTGCTTCGAGCCGTACATCTCGGACGAGAAGTGCTCTGCGATGGTGATTCGTGTTGTCGTGCTGGAGTATGCTGGATTGATATCTATTGGAGCATCCTTTGTTCCTCGATATACGACAATATCTTTTTTCAGCGTTGTTCTGCTCATTATCTTGTCTATCTGTTCCTGTACCTCCTTTTGTTTTGCTGTAAGTGGTTTTCCTGCTCGTAGAGCCTCATTAAGTTCCTCAAATCCCCATTGTCTGAAGCTATCGACGGCATCCTCCTCTGCTTTTGTGCGCAGTCTTGTCGGTTTGAGATTTGCCTTCTTCATTTCTGCGTCGTATGCCTTGTCGAGCAAGTCACGATAGTGGTCTTGGTTCTGTTCCGTCCAGCCTTCTGTCTGTACGAGTTCCAGGAGCTCTCTGTCGTTCTTGCTGATGCCCTTCCATTCGTCCGTAGGCTTGCTATTCGGTGTCGCCACAATTGCATCATCCTTCTTGTTGGATTTTTCCACGCCTTCCCATCGCAGTCCCTTGGCAGGATCTCCGTCCTTGAAGTTGTCCTTGATGAAGTAGGGCATGGAGGTGGCGTTCTCGATTCTTGCCTGGTTGTCCTTGATCCATTTTTCGAACTCTTTTGGCATTTTCTCCACCTGTCCTGTGAACTTCCAATGACTCACGTCCTCTCCGTTCATGATTGCGGTGGTGTATGCGTCCATCTCCTCCTGGCTGGCGAGGACGGAAACTGCATAGCATCTGCACCATGGATGCCATCCTGTGAACTTGAAGTCCTTTGGAAAGCGTTTTCCGTCGAATAGGTCGCAGATGTCCTCTGTCGGGTGGTTGTTGCTGATATGGATCTCGATGCCGATGACGAAAGGGAGAGCCTGCCATCTGTTGTGGTCAGCGGTGCGGTAGGCGATGTTGTTCTCGGTCGCTGTCATTCGGAGGGCGTTCTTGTAGCTGGAGCGATAAACTCCCTGCCCTGGGTGGTATGCGGCAGCAGCCTTGGAGAGGCGCAAAGCTCCGCTCTTATCTCGTACTCTTCTGAATAGCTTGTTTGGCTCGACAAGGTATTTTCTGATATCTCGGCTCAGAGCGGCAGCACTCTTTCCTTCGCCCATGCCCAATTCCAGGGCGAGCTCCATTTCGCTCTTGAACTGATGGGTGAGGTTCCAGACCCTGCGGCTGAGATTCATTCCTGCTTCCTTGCGTGCGATGAATGCGTCTAAAGCCTCCAGGTGTGGGTGCTTCCAGTCCTGCACCACCTTTTTCGGGAGGTGCTTCTTGCCGATGATGGAGTCCACCATTGCGTCGTTCTTGGTGTTGGAGAGCGTCCAGCTTTCCTGGTCTCCGTCCTCGATGTTGGCTTGGAGGCTGCTTCCGAGGTCTTGCATGAGTGCCTCCATCTCCTTCTTCAAGGCAGGGAAGTCCTCGAAGTGGAACTCTTTCTTTGGGTCGGCATCAAAGAGCGAGGGCGCAGCTGCCTGTGCGATGCGCTTGACGGCTGCATCGTATAGCTGCTGCACCTTCCTGGCTCTCTTTGCGAGGTTTTCCTTGTGCTTCTTGTCGTATGTGCCTATGGTGAACGTCTTTGGCATATTCTAATCCTTTACATGGTTGGTTCGTTGGTGAAGGCATCGTTTGCCATTGCCTCCTCCTGTTCGATTCTCTTCTCTTCCTCCTCGACCTCCTCTTCTGGTACCATTTTGAGCCTGCGGATGGCGGTTCTGCGTGACACGATTGGTTTTCCTCCTGTTGCGTCGCTCATGTCCTTGATTTCCTGGCTGCGGTCATCGATTTGGAAGGCTGTAATCTCGTTGGTTACGGTCAATGTGTCGAATGCCTGCGCCAGCTCTGGGTACATGATCTTGCAGAAAGCTCGTACCACGTTGACCTCTCTGTCGAAGAACTCCAGCCAATCTCCGCTTTCGTCCGTGACCTTCATCTGGCAATCGATGAAGAGCATCTTGCGTGCTTCTCCGCTCATCGGGGTGGCTTTCATCTGCTCCATGCTCATGTCTGGCAGCTGGAGGCTGGTGTGGATATTGCGTCTCAACTCTTCAGTGAATAGCTTCTGTGCATCGGTAGCCTGGCTCCATGTTGCGTATCCAGCCTTGTCTCCCTTGCCGTATCGGAGGACGTTGCGCCCTGCGTTGTCGTCGGTTGGCTCCTGCTTTTTGTTCTTTGGAGCGGTCACCTTCTGGCTGTCCGAATAGATGACCCATGTCGGTCGGCTGTTCTTGCGGAGGTAGTTGCCAGCTCTGCTCTCCGTCCATTCCAGCTCGTAGCCGTTGTCGCTTTGGTCTTCCCAGATTGGGAGGTCTCGGTGTATGTAGATGCCTGCTATCTTTTTGATATTGATAGGCTCTGGTACGATGTCTTCCTTCCATCCGTTGCTGTTCATGTTGATCCAGCGGAAGTGGAACTCATCGGTGTAGGTATCGAAGTAGGTTACGGTGTCGTTTCCTTTCTTCCTGGTGTATTGGACGCTGAGTGCTATCATGTCGTCGTATTCGTCGAATAGTGGGTACAAGATGTCTCCGTCCAATGGCGAGAACGTGCGGCAGCGCAGTTTCAGCTTGCTTGGGTAGCCTGCGTATGTGGTGTCCTGCAGCTGGGCGTACCAAATGGTGACCATCTCGCAGCTTGCAAAGAGCTTGTGCGAACGCTTAAGGTTCAAGGCGTTTATTCTGTTCTTCTGAAAAATCGCCTCCATGATTGCTGCTGCCTTCTTCTCGTTGTCGTTCGCAGTGGTGTATTTGCGGTTGACGGGGATTGTGAACATCAGCTCCTTCATGCGCTTCACCGCCAGCTTCTGAATGTTGTATGTCACTCTTGTCATGCGCTCGATCTTGCCTCTGCGTGTCTTGTCTCTGTAGTTCTTGTCTGTGTAAACAGGGTGCAGCTTGGGGTTGTACTCCTTTTCGAGCAGCTTCCATGGGATGACTTCGATGTTCTTCTGTCGCAAGTCTTCGATGATCGCTCCTGGCTGTCTGTTTTCTCTATCGATAATTTCTCTAATGTCTGGCATTGCTTTGTCTCCTATGTTTTTAAATTAATAAACTTCGTCCTCGATTTCCTCTTCTTCCTCATCCGTAATCTCTGCCGAGGTGAACAATCCGAAACGCTCCACGATGCCTGTGGTGCAGTCAGGTGCGTCATCGTGTTCGTTTCCTCCCTCCTTACGATATGACTTCATGGCGTTGGCGTAATGCGTCCAGCGGTCTTCCCATCCTTCTGGGTAGAAGACCATGTTCTGAACCTTCGAGCTGTTCGTGAAGATTCGGGTCTGCTTGTTGGCGGTCTGTGCCAGGTCAATGAAGACCATGTCCCAATTGCCAAGGGTTCGCACCAGCTTCTCCACGTTCCTTCTGAATCCTCGACCTCCGTTGTTGCTCTCGACCACGACCTCCTGCGTCTGGTTCCGCACCAGCATTCTTGCTACGGCAGGTTCGGTGTACTCCATGCTCTTGTTGGTGAATACGATATCCGTCACGTAGCATCCGCTCTCGTATTCCTCGTAGCAGATGGCGCAGAGCCAGTCGGCTCCTGTGTCCGCTGTATCGATGTAGCACTTGCGCCTTGGCAGGTGTGCCTCTATCGGCATGGTGTCGTAGGTCTTGAAATGGGAATACATGAGACCTTCGATTGGTGTCGGGTTCTGCATGTACTGCGTCTCATAAACGAAGGAGTTGGCGAGGCGTATCTTCTCCAGCTCCTCCAGGGTGTGCTTGAATTCCCAGAGCGGCTGGCGGTGTCCGTCTTCGTCAATGGTGACGCATGGCAGGCTTACGACCGTCCAATCGTCTGGCTCTATCTCCTGGAGGTATCCGCAAAGGTCGTGCTCGTGGAGTCTCTGCATGATGATGATGATTGGCGTGTTTCGGCTGTTGACTCGATTTCGGATGGTGGTCTCGAATCGTCGGTTCACTCGCTCACGCACCACGTCGCTCAGCGCATCCTCTGGCTTGATAGGGTCATCTATGATGATGGCTCCTGCGAATCGGTAGGGCAGTGGGTTGCCATGCTCATCCACTCTGTCCACCTCTCCAGCTCCGAAACCTGTTATCTGTCCGAGGGTGGAGGTTGCGTAAACTCCACCACCTTGCTCCGTGTCCCATTGAGCCTTGGTGTCGCTTCCATACTTCACCCTGGTCTCAAACATCGCCTGGTATGCTTCGCTGTTTACGATGTCCTTTATGGCGATGGAGTTGTCCACTGCCAGGTCGCTGGAGTAGGAGAGGTGTATGAAATTGGAGGCTGGATTGATTGCGAGTCCCATGGCGATAAAGTTCTTAACCGCCAGCTCGGTCTTGCCGTATCGTGGTGCGATGTTGATGATGAGCTTGTTGCATTCGCCCTTCAGCACCTTATCCAGCGCATCGCATACTCTCTTGTGATGGTGTCCGACGATGAACCGCTTGCCTCCGTTCTCCTTGAAGAAGTACCGAGTGAAGTTGAGGGGGTTCTGCAGTACCCACATCTTTTGCAGTTCGGTGTCGTGCATCATGCTAGTACTCTTCCTCCAGCTTTTTCAAATACTCGATTTGCTCCTCCCTGGTGAGTGGTGTCCCCTGCTGGATCTGTTTGCCGTTGGAGGTGATGTCCACCTTCTGCTGCGGTTTGCCGTATTGCCTGTCCATGAGTCTGTCCACGGTGGTTGTCTTGCCGTTCTTCATGTCGATGATGGCAGCCATTGCCAGCGTCTTTGCGTAGGCTGGCGTTTCGTCTGCCTTCGCCAATACCTGCAAGTCCGACAGCTCCATGGCGAGGATGCTTCTCTCGATTGTGTTGATTTCGTCCTGGGTGAGTCCTTCGCTCTTCTTCAGCTTGCTCTTGGGGAGCACCTGCTTCAAGAGTGCCTTGACCCTATCCTTCGGTTTGCCCTTCGGATTACCGCTCTGTCCCTTCTGCCATTTGTGGCTCTCGATGTTGGCGAGCTGGCTTTCCGTCATTGTCTCTTTTCCTCTTGGCATTGCTTATTCCTCCTTCTTCTTCGATTTTTTGGTCTTGGTGGCGGCAGGTTCCTGGGCAGGCAGCAGGGTGCTTGCCTCTCGCTGCTTATCATCCAGGATGTTGCCGATGCGGACAGCCTTCTGCTGGGTGAGCTCCTCAAATCGCTTGATGATGACGTCCACGTATATCGGCTCGAACTCCACCATGCGGCAGCACCTGCCGAGCTGTTCCGCTGCGATGAGGGTGGTTCCGCTTCCTCCGAATATGTCGAGGACGATATCCTTTACCCTGCTGCTGTTGCTGATGAGCTTGCCAATCAGCGGTACAGGCTTCATGGTTGGATGATCAGGGTTTTTCTTGGGCTTGTCGCAGTCTATTACGCTTGTCGGTATGTCGCCTCCGAATAGCTGCTGGAGCAAGTCTTTCATTTCTGCCTTGCTCATGCTCTCGATGTCCAGCTTCTGCTCGAGCACCGTGGTGAGGTTTCGCTTGTTGGTGAAGTAGTGGGCAGCTCCTTCCTTCCATCCGTACAGGCAGGGTTCATGCTTCCATTGATAGTCCTGGCGACCGAGGACGAGGCTGTTCTTGTTCCAGATGAGGCATTGTCGTGTCTCCCATCCGATGTTCTTCACGGCTGTTCGGAAGTTGAAGCCCTGGCTGTCAGCATGCCAGATGTAGAAGGCTGCACCTGGCTTCATGCTGTCGTTGGCATTCTGCAAGGTGTCGGTGAGAAATGCCACGAAGTTCTCGTCTGCCATGTGGTCATTGGCGATTTTCATCTTTCCCTTCGCCTGGTAGTCCACGTTGTATGGTGGGTCAGTTACCAGCAGGTCTGCCTGTTCTCCGTCCATGAGGGCATCGAGGAACTCCTGCTTCGTGCTGTCTCCGCAAATGAGGCGGTGCATGCCGAGCTGGTAGATGTCGCCTGTCCTGCTGGTCGCCTTCTTTGGTGTGTTGCCAGCCACATCGTAGCCATCGTCCTTCGCTTCCTCTTCCTCCTCTGGGTCGGGAATGTCTGGTACGTCGATGGCAGCTGCATCTATCTCCTCTGGCTTCCAATCGTTGATGAGGTCGTCGAAGTTCGTCTCTCCAAAGCTGGAGTTATCCTTTAGGACGATTCGTCGCATCTTGTCCATCGGGAAGTCGTGGGGGAGGATCTTGCAGACGGCTGTCTTGTATTTCAGCTTGCGCAGGGCTTCGTATCTCATGTTACCGCCAATGATGACGAATCCTCGCTCATCCTGGGTGTCATAAACGATAAGCTCTCGAAGCTCCAGCATCTCGGGGTCGTCCTGGATGCTCTTCACCAGCTTCTTGAATTTCGGGTCTCGTATGAATCGTGGGTTCTTAGGCAGCCCTTCCACCTGTCCTTGGTTCGGGTGGAGCTGGGTGATGTCCATGTCCCTTCTCTGAATATCTGCTGTTGTCGTGTCCATGCTTTTTGTCTTTCGTTGGTTTAAGCAGTGAAGGCGAGCACTTCTTCAAGGCTCGCCTCTCCTGTCTGGAATTGTTGTTAAAATGGTGCGGCACCACCGCTGAATGCGGAGAATGGCAGGACGCTCTTTGCTCGCCCAGATGCCTTTGTGCTGCCGTGGAGGACGCTGCCTCCGCTCTTATGTTCTGAACCGCTACTACTCATGGCTCGTTCTCCTTTGTTTTTGAAATTTAACTTTTATCGAATGTCATGCGTGTGAACAGATCCCACGCCTTGCTGTTGCGTATCGGCTTGCGGATGGTGGCGTACTTGTCGAGGATCCTGCTGAAGTGGTCATCGTAGAAATCGTACAGCTCTGGGTTCTCCTCCATGGTGAACTGCTCGATGTTACCCGAACTTCGGAGGTTCGCAGATCCGTGCATGATAATCTTTCGCCCTCCCAGGGTCTCGAAGTGTACGGTCTTGGTGTGAACGCCTGCCACCGCTAATTGGAATCGGTCGCCAATGTCCAGCTGCTTGTAAATGTACGGAACCAGGCTTCTTCGCTCGTTGCCCCAAAAATAAACGCTAATGATGAGGTTCAATTCCTCGATGTAGCCCTTATCCATGAGGGTGTGCAGGCTGTCCACGTTGTTCTGGCTAAGCGAAAGCGTGCTTATCGTCATTTTCTTGGCGCAGGCTCGCTGGGTTGTTAGGTACGCCTCGATGAAGTCCCCGAATATGAAGGAACCGCTCACGAATGCATCGAAGCGTTCCCCGAATCCCAGGCGCAGCTCCTTCGCCATCTTCTGGGCATTGTCGTACATCACGAAGTCCTCCTTCATCGGTACCACCTTTGGCAGGGTGTACCTTGTCTCCTCCGTCTCGTCCGATGGCAGGAAGTCCACAAGGTTGAGGTCGAGGTCTGGGAGGTCGAAGTTGCCGATATCACCCATGAAATCCGAGAGGTGCTCCTGCTCCTCTCGGACGTCCTTTGTATTGTCTTGCTTCTGTCTCATGCCGCAAATTTAAGAAAAAGTGGTTATAATATAATCACTTTCGGGAGAAAATTAACACAATTTGTGCCTATTTCCGTGAAAAAATGGGGTTTTTCGGTGAAGGCTGCCCTCGGAGGGTTGCGCTCGTGATGCGCATTGGCAGCCCAGCGTAGTCCCAGGCGAGCAGGGCGGCATCTCGCCCCTCCTGGTTGAGCCTGCCCAGCTTCTGTAAAGTTATTTCCTCCAGCTCCTCTTTGGTGATCTTGCGGTCTTTGCCGTGCCAGCACTTAGGGAGCGGTCTCTTGAACTCGTAGGGGATGCCCCAATGCTCCATCATTTGCCCGATGGTTCTGCTGACCTGTTCGTTGCGTCCTTGGTCTACGCCCAGGCTGGCGATGCCCTGCTTCCCTTGCCATCTTTGGATGTGGTAGTTTCCTCGGTTCATCCATCCAGCCTCGATGATGACCTTGAAGTCCCATTTGTCAATTTCTGCGAATTGGCGGTATTTCTCCTTGATGAAGTCGAGGAGGTTCGGGAAGGCGAGCATCTGAACCTGTAGGCTGTGGGTGCTCATGTCGAGCATTGCGATTCCGTTTCTATCGACGTCTGGGTCAATTCCGATGATAATTTGTTCCTTGTGGCTCATTTTCGTGCCTCCTGCTGCGTTTTTGTTTCGTTGCTTGGTATTTCCTCGTTCGAGGTCATTTCGTGCGCTTGTGCGCCCTTATTTTGGCTCTCTTCGCTATCGTATGGGTTAGGTGTTGCTTTCTTCACCTCGTCCCACAACCATGCTGCGTACATCGCCAGGAATGCGACGATGCCTAAAATCAGCAATGCGTCCATGTTCGTCATTTGTCTTTTTCTCCTTTGTTTCTGTTTGTATGTATTCCGTTCGTTGTGTGCTGCCTGCGTCTCCCTATGCGTGTGCGCTTGGGTATGTGTGCGTGCATGTGGGTGTGCGCCTGCTTGCGTGTATGTGGGTACACGCACCCCCTCCCAAACCCTCCCCCTCATTTCGGAGGAGGTGGTGGAGGTATCGGCTAATGGTAGCCGTGCTTGGTGTTCGGGCGGCTCCTTATTCGGTTCCAGCTCCATGGCTTTGCCTTTGGAGCCGTTCTTGGCAGATGCTTCCTGCTGGCATGGAAGCGACGGAGCTTATTCTGTAGCTTCTCCTCCAGAATCTCCTGCTCGATGTCGGTTGTGCAGTAGTAGTATCCTTTATCCTCCAGCTTCTCTGTGCAGTAGTAATCTCGGATATCTTCTTGAATGCGTCCTCTGGTATCCACGTAAATACTGCGCTCTTCCGTTAGGATTCGGCAGCTCTCCAGCTTGGCTATGCAATTTTCGATTTGTTCGGTTTCGATGCCTGTTGCTATTGCAATACGGAGGATAGCCTGTTGTTGCTGTTCCTTGTCAGCTGTCACCTCGATTATGTACTCTTTGTCTCTTCTTTCTTCCATTTCAGCTCCTGTCTTTTGTCCGTGAGGTCATCGCATGGAGGGTTGCCGTTGAATATCGGCTTCCCTGTCTTGCCGCAGACCCAAGTGTTTATACTCTCGTAAGCGTGAACGCAATGTGCGCATGGCGTGCTCTGCAGTCTATGTCCTGTTCCACTCATTGTCTTTGTTATGTTTCTGATGTCGGTTTGCATGCGCTCGTAGCTGTATTCGCTCTCTGGGTACATGCATTGTAGTTTCCATTTTCTCTCTTTCAATGGTGGGACGTCGTGTGTCACGGCAATATCGCAGACCTTGCCTGTCTTCTTGTTCGTGACTGCGAGAAGGTGTACCTCTTTCGGTCTCCATTCTCGCTTGTGTGGCTGTTCCATCCATTTTATGAATTCGTCTATGTAGCTCATGTTACTCCTTCGGTTTCTTGCCTTTTTTCATTGGTTCTATCTTTACGTTCACCACCTCGTCTTGGTCGGCTGGCTTCTGTACTGCCTTGAATGGTGTCATGTGGCATGTCTCTTGAACCTGCATGCGCTGCTCGAAAAGGACGTACATCTTGTCGGGGTTCTTCTTGGCGAGGTTCCTGGCTTTGATGGCAGCCATTCCCTTGTTGGCGATGTCCTGCTCGATGATGGTGCTTGTCTCATCCTCGTTCATCTCAGCGATGGCGTAGAAGATTCTCGCTTCCTCCTTTTGCTCTGGCTCCATGTCCTGCTCCTTCAGCTTCAAGACTCCCTGCTTCAAGCTGCCGATGATGTCGTCCATTCTCGCTCTTCCTTCCAGCTTCTGTTCGTCGCCAGGCTTCCAGACCTTAGGGATTCCCTCCCATCGGGTGATTCTGTCGAACAATGCGTCCACGTCCTGGGTGTAGGTCTCCTTGATGCCTGTGCTCTGGTTCTTCACAAGGTCGTGCATGACGTTGAAGAATTTGTCCTCGCTGTTCAGCAGGGAATTGATGACGGGCTGCACTCCCTTGATGAGCAATCCCCAATCCTCGACGATGTTCTGCATCTCTCCGAACAGGAGGCTCTGTACGCTGTGAATGTGAAGGAATGCGGCTGTAAGATATCCGAGTCGCTGCATGACTCCTGCCTGCTGTGCTACCGCTATCGGGGTGTTGAATATCTCCTGTTCGTCTGGCGTGAGGTTGTTCGCCCAATAATCACGCACCGCTTTTGGTGCTACCATTTTCTGCTGCTGTGCCAGCGGATTCTCCTGTTTGCGTGGCTGGCTGTTCCATCTGTTGCGCTTTTTGTTCTTTCCCATAATTTCTTGTTTTGTTAAGTGTTTAAAAGTTATTTTCTTCCTGGTACCTCGGACAGGGATGCTGCTCCGTATTGGTTCCAGGCGTTGATCCAGGTGCTGCCCTGGGTGTCCTGCATTCCGCTTGCGGCTTGCTGGAGCTTGTATTTTCTTCCCTCCATGGCTCTGCTATTTGATAAGTTCGAACTCGTAAACAAAAACGAGTGGGTTTCTGTCCCATGTGCCTTTTCCTGCGATCTTGTCAATGAGCAGGGAGTATGGTTTTTTGGCTGTCTCGTAGGTGGCAGATTCATCTGTGATGCTGTAAAAATGCGCCTTGTTTATTCTACTTTCAAAATCCACGATACCTTCTGCCAGGCAGTCTTCTTCGCAGATGTTCTGCAAAAGTTCAACACGAATGTACGTGATGCGGATGCGGTGCGGCATGAGGTCTGCCTTAACAAACATTTTGTTGTCGCAGCCTTTCTCGTATTTGATGAGCTCCAGCGGCATTCCGTGAATTCCGCAAAGGCGGTAGAACTCATCGTCCTCTGCCAGGTCTATATATCTCTGGGCAATCGCCACCTCTTCTCCTATCTTGAACTTGGATTTGGCTACCACCTCGTTGCCGTCATTGATGAAGAGCTTGTTTTTGTCCGCTCCTTCCAGGCAGAATCCGCAGTTGCAGTAACGCTTAAACGTTCCCTGGTAGCCGATTCTTCTTGTCTGCGTCTTGCGCCCTTCTAATACTGCCTTTGTCAGACCGTATTTGTCGTTGAACATGATTTTTTTCATTTTCTTAATCGTTTTGTTTCATTATGACTTTCGCTCCTCGTGTAACTCTGTAAATTACGGAAGCGTAGATGTGTCGGTGGATGTTTGTCTTTCCACTTGGGCATCCGTATTTGTTGCAAATCTTGCCATAGAAGGCGAGGTTTTTGCCTTCGCCTTCTATTCTCTCTACGATGATGCTCTGGTGCTTGGTTGCCACAACATCGCCCTTGCGTATCTTCTTTGGCTCAATCATGGCACCTTCCTTCCGTTGATGTATTCAACCTCCAGGGCTGTAATGCCGCAGATCTCTTTCGGCTCTTCGTCGGTGGCTCCCTTGAAAATCTTCAAGCCATTCTTGGAAGTGCTAATAACTGCTACGGTTATCATCTTCGTTTTGCTCTTGATGACGTCCCCTTTCTCGATAGCGTCTGTTGCTTTGATTCGGGGATCCTGCAGGATTCTCTCTGTGACCGCATTCGCTGTTCGGACAATCATGTCTGCCAAAGGCTCGTAATCTGTGCTTGCAAACTCTGGGTTTTGGCAGTAGCCCTGGGCGATTGCATCAAGAAGTCCCCATTTGCGGTCAATCATTTTTTCTCTGTGCTCTTTTTCTTCGTTCATGCGTTACCTCCTTCCTGATGCTGGTTGGTGTCGAGCTCTTGGTCGAGCTGAACGATGTCTGCTGTCAAGTTGACCCAGTCCTGGTGCGTGCCCTTGCAGTAGTCGATGTGGTCTTTTGCGGCTCTGCAGATGAGTGCTGCCATCTGCTTGTCGTTGCGGCAGGCTGTGAAGAGGAGGTTGAGCAAGTCTTGCTTCGTTCCCTTCCATGAAAGTCCTACCTTTTCGTCCTTTGTCTTTGTCACGCATATGAAAGCCTCTCCGTCCTTGGTTGTGACGTTGGCTGCCTTGTTGCGGAGTTTCTTGGTGCTGATAATCTCTTGCGGATTTTTCATTTTTGTTTTTGCCATGTTATTCTTGTTTTATGGGTTATGCGTACCATTTCGGTACCTTTTCGTATTCTTCAATCACTTGCTTGTACTCTTCTCCGAGCTCGTTTCGGATGATGTCCAGGAGGATTCTGTCTGCATCGCAGTGAGCTTCTTCCTCATCTATGCCATTTCCTTCTAAGTCCTGGCATTCCTTCAGCTTCTGGACGTATTGCTCTGCCTTGCTCATGCTGCACCTCCTTTCGCTTGTATGGTGGTTGGCATGCTGCTTCCTGGCTTTAGCGTCATCGCCTCCCAATCCTTGCCGTTGTATGTTACGGTTCTCTTGGTGATGTTGGCGACAATGTAGCCCTGTCGGTATTGGGTCTCCATGTCGAAGCCTTCTACCAGGCTGCTTGCGATGCTTCCGTCCACGTCCTTGTACTGAACCAGGAAGATGTCTTTCTTGGCAAGGATTGCCTGCACTCTCGCTATCTCCTGGTCTATTTCGGTCTCCAACCGCTTGCTAGCTATGAGAGCGTCCCTGCTTTCCTGCGAGCTTGGTCTTGCTTGAAAGAAGGTCTTTTGATGCTGACGCATCTGGGCGACCTTCTCGAAAAATTGTTGATTGTTCATCTTTTTATTTTTTTTAAACGTGAATCATGATAAACAATAAAATGCTGATTAAAATGATTGCTACAATGTCGATAAAGCGTTCTTTGTTTTTATCTTTCATTCTACCTACCTCCTTCCTATCCTGCGATTGCTCGCTTGTTGAAGTACTCCTTGCGGACGCTGTCCAGCAGCAGCTCGCTTTCGACGATGTTGTCTGCTGTAATGCGCTGGACGGGGATTCCGTCAATCATCAATGCTGTGTATGTCACACCCTTGCTGTCGGTGTAGTCACCGATGCAAATCTTGCTCTTCGCCTCGTGGCGGATCTGTTCGTTCTTGTTGTGCTGGCTTGCCTTACGGTATGCCTCCACTGGGTTCCAAATTTTCATCATAGTCCTTTTAGCTCCTCCTTCTGCTTGTTAATTTCCAAATTGAGAACATTCAAAATGTTCATTTTCACGTCCTTCGGCAGGATGATGATCGTTCCCTGTACGACACGCCCTGGCTCCTCCTTTTTCGGCTTGTGTACGATGATTTCCACCTCGTTGCCAAAATCTGCTAATAACTTCCTTGCGTCCTCCAGCTTTGGGAGGCTCTCTGCGATCTCGTGGATTCGCTCTAAATTCTTGTAACTTGCCATTTCTGTTTCTTGTTAAATCTGTTTGTATTTCTGTTCTGTGAGCATGTCCTGCTCTTTTGTATTCATTGCGTATTCGGCTTGCATCTGATTGATGATGATTGCCTCCTCGTGAGTCATGTTGTTCGGATTCCATCTGTCGTCCCAATCCTTAATCTCCTGCAGCTTGCGGTCTCTCTTGGCGTATGCCTCGTTGCGCTCCCTGCAGAACACGTTCAGCCCTTGCATGATTGCGATGGGGTCAACGCTTCCGTAGAACTTGTCGTAGCTGCCTTTCTTGAATCTGCGGCAGAAAAGCATTATCTCTGCCATGTTCAGAAATCCGTAATCGTCGGTTATGAGCTGTATGATCTGGTCGAGCTGTCTGTCCGTGATTTTGTCCTTTGCTCCGCTGAATTCGGAAAGGTCGGTTATCTGGTATGCCAGCCATTCCTGCGCTGTCCCGAATCCGTATGCTAGGTTGACCGTCCAAAGGGTGGGGGCGTTCTGAAAAAAGCACCTCTCGGGTATGTTCGTCAGCTCTATCTGCTTGTCGATGCAGAAAGTCTGAAGGAGGCTATCCCTCGTTTCCCATCGTTGCAGCGTCGCTGTCAGCAATCTGCCTCCATTTGCTTGCGACACCTGCGTAGCCCTGGATGCGCTCACGCTGTTCTGTCGCCCTCTGTTCGTTGCGATTAATTGTCCGACCGCTTGCGGCTGGTGTTTCTGTCCCATTGTTGTAACCTCCTATTGTTGCTGTTGCCGTTGGTACCTGTGGCTGCGGATTGTCGTAGTAGCCATCGAGCACCTTCGGAAAATTGTTTAGTCTGAATATCCACTCGAAATTGGCGATCCATCCGTTTCTTCCTCCTCCGTTGAGGAATCCGCTCTCTGCTGCCTTAATCATCACTCGGTATGCAGACGTAATGCCGTATTCTCGAACTCGTGCTTCAAAGAATGCCTTGCGCTGTCCTGCGATTTTTCCTTTGAGCTTCGGGATTGCCTTGTCTTGCATGAGTCTGTTGAACTGCTTGCGCACCTTCTCGAAGTCTATCTTGTCTTGTTTCTTGGCTTGACTTTCCTCGTTCTTCGCCTGTGCCTGCGGCTCTGCTGCAGCGTCAGAACTTGTTTCTGACGTAGAGGCTTTAGCCTCTTTAATATTATTAAACTCTTTATTGTTTATCTCATTCTCTATCCCTATCCCTATCTCATTCCCTATCTCTATCCCTATAGGTGACGTTCGTTCACGTTCGTTCACGTTCGTGCACGTTCGTGTACGTTCGTGCTCTTCTTTTTTGTCCTTTTCTCGTGCCTCCTTTCTCTTCTTTTCTCGCTCCATGGCAATCTGTCGGTTGCGCTCGCATTTCTCTTCGTACTTCTCGTTGTTCCTGTCGATGTTGGCTTGTAGCGTTCTGAACAGGGTACGCATCGACCTGTCGTCGGTTTTAAATTCTTCGCCTCTATTGGCGTAGGCGAGCAAAGCCATGAAAATCTCCCCAGCCTCTTCCTTGGTGAAGTCCTGCAGCATGTTCTCAGCGTCTTTCGTATTGATGACGATAGAATTCTTGTCTGTATTCCTGCTCATGTTTCTGATTGTATTGTAATCACTTTCGGGAGTCGCTCTGTGGCGGCTCCCTCGGTGGTTGTTGTTATTGCTCGATAATCACTATGTTCGGTGCAGCCTCTGCAATTCGTACAAGTACTCCGTCCATCTGGCTGTCTCGCTCCTGCACTACGATGTCGTGTGCGTCTGGGCTTACCAATGTGCAGGAGAGGTCGTTCGGGTTAATCTCCACCTCGACCTCGAATGTGCGCTTCTCGGTTCCCTTGAAGATTGGCATGTTGACCTTGAAGCTCTTTGGCAGGTTGCTTTCTACCGTCTGTGCTCGCATGATCGTCTGGTTGCCTCGCTTGTCGTCGCTCAGCTCCAGCTCCTTGTCAATCTTAGCCTTGAAGCTGCGGAGTTCTGTTACCAGCTTCATGGCTTCCTGCTGTGTCTCGAAGTAAGTGCGGAGCTGCTTGATGCGGTCTGCCATGTCGAAGCAGCTCATGTACTCTCCTGTGTTAATGCCGAACTCCTGCATCTCCGTGGAAAGGGTAAGCGTGCCGACAATCTTGTCGCTGTATGCGCTGTTCTCGTCGGTGTTCAGCGTGATGGTCATTCGGTCTCTGTCCACCAGGACGTGTGCGTCTGCCGACACGATGTCGTCTTTGCGCTTCTCTACCCAGCGTGCTGGTGTGTCGATGGTTCCGCTGATGCTGACTGCCTTTGGCTCCTTGAGTGGGAGGGCATCTCCGAATCGGATGCAGTATCCTCCATTTCTTTCGTTCAACTCCTGGATTCTCTCGATTGCAGCCTTGGTTGCTGCGTTTTGCTCTTCTTTTGTCATTTTGAAATTCTTTTTAAGTGAAACTTATGTTACTTGTCATCTGTGCCTGTCTTCTGCTGTGGCAGCTTGAAGAGGCGAGGTTGTAGCTCGTCATGTCGTGCGGCTCGCTGATAAACCAGCATTCCTTCCTTGTTGTAGTAGCCGACCTGTCTTGTCTGTTGGTCGACGAGCTTGTAGCATGGCTCCTTCACGTAGGTCGATTTGCTTTTGAGCTTGTCTGCTGCGTCCTTGATGGTTATCTTGTAGCCATTGATCTCCTTGTTGTACATCTGGACGGCTGCCTTTTTCGCCTCTTCCTGCTCCAGCTTCTTGATGCTGGCATCTGCCAGGATTTCCTTCAATTTCTCTATCTGATCGCTTGGGATAGGCTTGCTGTAGCCCATGTTCTCGATGCTGTCTGCGTTGTCCTTGATGTATTGCTCACGCTCTGCAAGGTCTTCGTATTCAAGTCCTAGATATTTCTCCATGATGTTAACTCCTTTCCTGTATAATAATTTGCCCATAATTCTGTGAATTGTTGACCCGCAAAGCGGGCGATTTCGCTTTTTCGGAAGACGAGGGCAGACCCGAGGTCCGGGGCCGAAGTCGACACATCGATGTCCGAGGTCAGAGCCGAAACACCGACATTGGAGCCGTTGCTCGCACTACCAACAACAACAGGGACTTGTATGTTTCTTTCGTCTTTCCACTCGTCGCTCTTATCTTCAAGCTCTCCTTTAAACCAAAGTACCAAGTAAGGGTACCATCTTTCTTCATCTTCTGTGAATTGTGGTACCCATCC